TGGCGGACGAGGTGCGGTATTTCTGCATGATGCGGCCGATCAAGCCGAGGAAGGCAACGCCGCCGAGCGAATACTACAAGAGCCCGCTGAAGATCTTCCTGGATATAGACGAAGAAGATCTGATGCCGGCCATTGTGAGGCCGAGAATGGAGATCATCAATGCCAAGAAATGAGTATGGAGATATGGCAGTGGCGCAGAGCCTGGCCATGAGGGACGAGCAGGGCAGCGGAGAGACCGAGCCGGTTCCGTCCTTGCCGATTGGCGAGGCGGAAATCGCAGGGGCATACCAGACGCTGATGGAGTATCGGCAGGGCAAGGCAAGCCTTGAGCAGCGCCTGATCGATAACCAGAAGTGGTACACCCTGCGGCACTGGGAATACCTCAGACAGCAGGAGAAGAAGAACGGGAAGAAACAGGTAGAGCCGACGAGCGCGTGGCTCTTTAACAGCATCGCCAACCGGCACGCCAGTGCGATGGACAACTTCCCGTCCGCAAACATCCTCGCAAGAGAAGAAGGAGACAAGGACGAGGCACAGATCCTGTCTTCCGTTATTCCCGTGATCCTGGACCGCTGCGGATTTGAGCAGACCTATTCCGACGTCATCGACGACAAGTGCGAGAGCGGAACCGGAACATACGGCATTTTCTGGGACGCGGGACTGGATCACGGGCTGGGCGGGATTTGCGTCAAGTGCGTGGACCTGATTAATCTGTTCTGGGAGCCGGGGATCACAGAGCTGCAGGATTCGGCGAATCTGTTCTTCGTCTCCGCGGAGGACAACGAAAAGCTGGAAGACGCGTACCCGCAGCTGAAAAATAAGCTCTCCGGGCTGGCGCTGCAGCTGCCGAAGTACACCTTCGACGAGACCGTCGATACGGGGAAGAAGTCCACGGTGATCGACTGGTATTACAAGAAGAACGTGAACGGCAGGACGGTCGTGCATTACTGCAAGTTCGTAGCGGGCCAGGATGAACCGCTCTTTGCGTCGGAGAACGACGAGATGTACGCGGTCCGCGGCTGGTACGACCACGGACTGTATCCCTTCGTGGTGGACCGAGGATACCGATGCAAGGGCACGGTTGCCGGTTTCGGCTATGTGGACATCGCAAAGTCGGCTCAGGAGTACATCGACCGCGGCGATCAGGCGATGCTGCAGAACATGCTTTTCAACGCAAGGCCCAGGCATTTTATCCGGAACGACGGAGCGGTCAACGAGAAAGAATATGCCGACGTCACGAATGATTTCATCCATGTGGACGGGGCCCTGGGACAGGACAGCATCCTGCCTGTGACGCCAAACCCGATGAACGCGATGTATGAGACGATCATCGCGAACAAGATCACCGAGCTCAAGGAGACCACGGGCAACCGCGATGTCACGACCGGCGGCACATCTGGCGGTGCGACGGCGGCGTCTGCCATAGCGGCCATGCAGGAGGCCGGCAGCAGACTTGACCGCGACATGAACAAGGGCAGTTACCGTGCCTTCCGGGAAGTCGTGTACCAGGTGATTGAGCTGATCCGGCAGTTCTACGACGTGCCGAGGTGGTACAGAATCCTGGGCGACCGTGGCATGGAGCGGTTCATTCAGTTCTCCAACAAGAACCTGATGCCGCAGCCGCAGGGACCGCTGGTAAACGGCGTCCCGATGGAAGCGGGTATCGAGGTCGGATACCGGATCCCGGAGTTTGACATCGAGGTTACCGCGGAGAAGCAGAGCCCGTACAGCAAGGTGGCACAAAATGAGCTGGCGCTGCAGCTGTACAGCGCGGGATTCTTCGCGCCGAACAACGCCGACGCGGCGCTGGCGTGTCTGGACATGATGGACTTTGACCGCAAGGAATTCGTTATGGAGAAGGTCCAGCAGAACGGGACGCTGCTGCAGATGCTTCAGGCAACACAACAGCTTGCTGTGCAGATGATGGCGCAGACGAATCCGGAAGCCGCAGCGATGATGCAGCAGCAGTTCGCGGCGCTCACGGCGCAAAGCCTGCCGGGCGATCCGGAAGCAGGCCGGACAGCGGCACAGAATCTTGAAGCGCTGGGTGCAGGCGGAGGCGAGAGCCCGATCACAGCGAAGGCACGGCAGAGAGTCGCAGACTCCACGAATCCGGGGTGATGCGATGGTATCAGCAAGTGTGAAGGTGCTCCGGGACGAGGGCGTCATCGAGATGCGCGTCAACGGGCACGCAGATTTCCGAGAGCTTGGCAAGGATCCGGTGTGCGCAGGAGCTTCGGTCCTGGCCGTCACGGCAGCGCAGTGCGCCATCACGATGCGTGAGAGCGGCAGGCTGCAGAAGAAACCAGTGGTCAACGTCAAGGGCGGGAACGTCCGGGTGGTGGTAAAACCGAAACCGGAACACTTCCTGGAGGCGCTGCTGATCTTCGGCACCGTCAGCACAGGATTCCAGCTGCTGGCGGAAGCGTATCCGGAGCATGTGAAATATTACCAGTTTGATGCGGCAGATATTCCTGCCGAGTCAATAGAAAAAGGGTCGTGACCTACCACAGGAGGCATCTATGCATCGATCAACTCTGATCCCCAGGTTCTTTATCCAGCTCTTCGGTGAAGGCGGCGGAGCAGGAGCCGGGGCAGCAGGCGGAGCGCCTGCAGGGGCAGAAAGCGCGGCAGTCGCCCAGCCGCAGCAGGGCGTAAACCAGAATCCGCTTGCCAATGTGCGATACGGCAAGCAGGAGGACGCGTCAGACGCCGGGGCGCAGCAGGTTGGGAAACCTGCAGGTGATGACAGGAACGCACAGTTCGAGGCGCTGATCAAGGGAGAGTACAAGGACCTCTACGACCAGAGAGTACAGGACACGATCCAGAAGCGGTTAAAGAGTTCGGCAGAGACCGTCAACCGCTACAACTCGCTGGCACCGGTACTGGAGATGCTCGGGCAGAAGTATGGCGTGGACGCCAACGATGCCACAGCACTCAGCAAGGCCATCGAAGAGGATTCCAGCTTCTACGAGGATGAAGCCCTTGAACGCGGCATGAGCGTGGAGCAGCTCAAGGAAATCAAGAAGATGGAGCGGGAGAACCGCGAGCTCAAGGCACAGATGGACCGGGAGCGGAACCAGCAGCAGGTAGATCAGATCCTTCTGAAATGGCATGAGGATTCCGAGAACCTGAAGGCAGTTTACCCGGATTTCGACTTTGACACGGAGATGCAGACGAACGAGAAGTTCAGCAAGCTCCTGCAGTCGAACATCGATGTGCGCACGGCCTATGAGGTCACCCATCTGAACGACATCATTCCGGCTGCCATGAACTTCACTGCCCAGAAGGTAGAGGAGAAGGTCACGAATAAAATCCGCGCAGGCCAGAACCGCCCTGCAGAGGGCGCAATGGGCAACCGCAGTCCTATCACCACCAAGAGTGATCCATCCAAATACACGAAAGCAGACATGCAGGAGATCTTCCGGCGTGTCGCAAACGGGGAGACAATCATCCTTTGATGGCGATATCTCCCCTGGATCTAAGGAGGAGATAGTATGTTTAACAAATTCCGCAACTTTATTCAGCTGTTCGCGGTTCAGACCACGCTTCTGAACACCACGGGGAACGATCTGTCCCCCGAAATGAAGACCTTCTATGACAAGGCTCTTCTCTATGCTGCGCAGCCGCACCTGGTGCATCACCAGTTCGGCCAGAGCAGAAACATCCCGAAGAACGGCGGCAAGATCATCGAGTTCCGCAAGTTCACCCCGCTGGGCAAGGCCCTCACGCCGCTCACCGAAGGTGTGACTCCTGCAGGCAACCAGCTTGACGTTACCGCGCTCACGGCGACTGTCGTGCAGTACGGCGACTTCATCAAGCTGTCCGACCTGCTGGAGCTCACCGCCATCGACAACGTGATCGTGGAGACCACCAGGCTTCTGGGTGATCAGGCCGGCATCACGATGGACACCGTCGTCCGCGATGCGCTGGTCCAGGGCACCAACGTCATGTTTGCGCCCAAGATCGGCACCGGCGGCGCAGAGACCGCAGTCTCCGCCCGTACCGGCCTCGATGCCACCGCGGTTCTCACCGTGGACCTTCTGGAGCAGGCTGTCGCCAATCTCCGCGCCCACAATGTCCCGACCTTCGATGACGGTTATTACCACGCCATCGTGCATCCCTACACCGTGTACACGCTGCGCAGGGATGATGACTGGCTGGCGCCGCACCGCGAGGTGGACACCGCCAACATCTATAACGGCGAAGTCGGCGAGCTGGCAGGCGTGAAGTTCTTCCAGAGCACCGAGGCGAAGATCTGGTCCGGCACCGGCTGCCCGAGCGGTCTTGCGGTCTTCGGCACTCTGATCTTCGGCCGTGATGCTTACGGCGTCACCAACGTCGAGGGCGAGAACCTTCACACCATCGTGAAGCAGAAGGGCTCCGGCGGCACGGAGGACCCGCTGGATCAGCGCAGCTCCATCGGCTGGAAGGCCCTTGAAGTCGCCGAGATCCTGATGCAGCCCTACATGATCCGCATCGAGCACTGCGACAAGCGCTACAGCGCGACCGCAACCGCGAACTAAGCGGTAAACCGGAGAGGGGAAGCTCCGGCTTCCTCTCTCTATTCTGAGGAGGAAACAGCATGGCAAGACAGAAGGCAATCGAAGCTCCGGACACTGAAAAGGTCTGGACGGAAGAGGAACTGTGGGAACCTGTCACGGTGAGACTTCCGCTTATCCCGGGAGCCGAGAAGCAGGAAGCGCAGTTTGTCGCGGTCAACGGCCGCGAGTGGGTCGTCCCGAGAGGGAAAGATTTCGAGCTGCCGAGATGTGCAGCACTGGTACTGCAGCAGGCCGAGGACGAGATGCTCCGGGCCATTGAATATCAGGTGAACGCGCCGTACAAGCGCGAGAAGTAAGATTGACAGGGAGTGCCCGGCGGTGCTCCCTGTCGGCATAAAGGGGAGAACACCATGAAAGTAATTGAGGCAATCAACGCGGCAGATCGGCTGAAGCCGAATATGTACACGCTGCCGGATAAGATAAAGTGGCTCAGCAGACTGGAGCATCGGATCTTCAATGAAAACTACATGACGCACGAGCTGAGCGAGGAAGAGATGAGACCGTTTCTGCCGGAGGACGAGGGCGAGGAGGGCGGCAGGCCGGAGGATGATCCGGACTTCGTGCCGGGGCTGCCGGGACCGGAGCAGGCGGCAGAGTGGGCGCTGGACCTGCCGCACGGATATTTCCGGAAATCGGATGCGCGGAGCAAGATGCGGGTCCAGGACCTGACGCCGGAGGACGGAGAGAAGGAGCTGATCGTCGGGGAGCCCTGGGACGAGATGTACGTGCACTGGCTGTCGGCGCAGATCGACTGGTACAACATGGAGACGGACGGGTTCAACAACTCCAACGCCATGTTCGAGTCAGTGTATCGGGACTTCGCCAGGGCATTCAACCGCAGCCACATGCCGCTGACGGCGAGAAAGATTTATTTCTGAGGTGAGAGATGAGCTACCCGAGACTGAGCTCGCGCAGAAGTGACCGCGTGGTGACGGATACCTTCGCGGGCTACGACCACAATATGAAAATCCCGGACGGGGAGTGGTACGACACCAAGAACCTGACGGCGATGCGCTATCCGATGTTTTCACCGCGGCCGAAGCGGGCGCTGCTGAATGACCAGTTCACGAAGCTCCATGCGATCATCGCGAAGGATGCGCTGTACTGGATCGACAACGGAACACTGTACGCCAATGGATACGCGACAGGGCTCACGGGACTGCAGACGGAGGAAGAGTCGCAGCTGGTCTCGATGGGAGCGTACATCTGCATCTTCCCGGACAAGAAGTACATCAATACGATGGACCTGACCGATTACGGGGACATGGGCGCCGTGTGGAACTATTCCGGGACCGTGACCTATACCATGTGCCACCAGGACGGGACCATCTATAACAATGTGTCCAAAGGCCCGACGGA